CCCCAGATGCTGTCATGGCTCGTCCCCTGTGCGTTGAGGCTCGGCCCGGCCCACCCGGGCAACCCTCGCTCAATCCGCACATCTGGGACGAGCCACCTCAATGATGCAGCGGACATGCGGTCTTACGAAGGAGGCGCTGCTGGCTGAGATCGACGCTGCCGGCGGCAAGGTGCGGCTGGTGGCGCGACGGCATCAGATCTCGGAGAGTGTACTTTACAATTGACGATCGGCGCGCAAAGCGGCAGCCGTAGCGATGGGAGCTCCGGAGAATGTTGAGTTCATTCCGGTCGGCCTGATCGAGGGCCCAGCATCAGATGGCCCGGCGATACCAGCGCCGCCAAGTTCCGAGCCCACGCACCAGCCTCCGGCCGCGATGTGCAATTCCGGATCAATCGAGATAACGCTGCTGAACGGTGCTCGGGTCAACGTCGATGCTTTCGTCAATGAGAAGGCGCTGTCGCGGGTGCTTCGCGCGGTGAAGGGCGTTGCGTGATCAGCCTGGCGCCCGGCACCAAGGTGTTTCTTGCTTGCCGCCCGGTTGATTTGCGCAACGGCTTCGATGGCCTCGCGTCCAAGGCGCAACAGGTGATCGGCTCTGATCCGTTCAACGGTCACCTGTTTCTGTTTCGCGGCAAGCGGGGTGACTACCTGAAGGCGCTGTATTGGGACGGCAGCGGTCTATGCCTGTTTGCCAAACGATTAGAGAAGAGTCGTTTCGTATGGCCGCCGAACGTGGATGAGGCAATCACGCTGACGCCGGCGTAGTTGGCGCTGCTGATCGAGGCGATGGACTAGCGCAGAACGATAGCACCGCCGTTGCCGGCACAGCCAATGCTGGTCTGACAAGGCAGCGATTCGCCTCTGATGCTGGTACCTAACGCGCGATTTGCTAGAGTTTCATCATGTCGCTCGCCACCGCTGACATCTTGTCTGATCCGGATGCGTTGCGCGCGTTCGCGCTGGCTTGTCAGGCCGAGCTGAAGGCGGCCGAACTGTCGGTTCAGCTCCGGACGCCGGAGATCGAGAAGCTCAAGTTCCAGATCGCCAAGTTACGAAGGATGCAGTTCGGCCGCTCGTCGGAACGGATCACCCGGCAGATCGAGCAACTCGAATTGCAGCTTGAGGAACTCGAGACCGGCGAGGCCAAGGATATCGCCAGGGCCGCGGCGGAAGATTGGCCGGAGTCGACGCGTCCGCGCGTGAAGCCAAGGCGCAAGCCGTTGCCGGAGCACCTGCCACGGCAGGAGATCGTCCACCAGCCTGAAGCCGATGGCGCATGCGCCTGTCTCTTGACTGTGGTGCCGGCAGGGCCAAGCTCGGTGATGATGTGACCGAGGTGCTGGACTATGTGCCGGGCCACTTCCAGGTGATCCGGCATGTCCGGCCAAAATATGCCTGCAAGGCGTGCGATGCGATCACCCAGGCCCCGGCGCCCGCGATGCCGACGCCACGCGGTCACGCCACGCCGGCGATGCTCGCCCATCTGCTGGTCTCGAAATACTGCGATCACCTGCCGCTCTATCGGCAGAGCGAGATCTACGCCCGGGACGGCGTCGATCTCGACCGCTCAACCCTGTGCGACTGGGTCGGCCAGGCGACGTGGCTGCTCGATCCGATTGTTGCGGGAATCCAGCGGCACGTCTTTGCCGCCGAGAAGATTCACGGCGATGACACGACGGTACCGGTGCTCTCGCCCGGGCTCGGTCGGACCAAGACCGGACGGCTCTGGGTCTATGTCCGCGACGATCGACCATTCTGCGGGACCGCACCGCCGGCGGCCGCCCACTTCTACAGCCCCGATCGCGGTGGCGAACATCCGGCCAAGCATCTGGCGAGTTTCACCGGGTTCCTCCAGGCCGACGCCTATGCCGGGTTTGAAGCGCTCTACATGCCACGCCAGACCGGCGATGGCATGATCGCCAATGCCGGGATCACCGAGGTGGCGTGCTGGGCGCATTGCCGGCGGAAGTTCCACGACTACTAGGTCGCCAAGCAGTCCGCCGTAGCCGAGGAGGCGGTCGACCGCATCCGCGAGTTCTACGACATCGAGGACAAGGCCTGGTTCGCACCACCCGACGAGCGTCTGGCGCAGCGGGCGAAGACGCGACCGCTGGTCGGCGCGTTCTTCGACTGGGCCGGCAAGACCGTGCGGAAGCTCTCGGCCAAGTCCGACCTGGCGGAGGCGTTCAATTACGCAATCAAGCGGCGGGAGGCGCTCTCGCGGTTCCTCGCGGGTGCGAGGCTGGAGATCGACAACAACATCGCCGAGAATGCCCTGCGCAGCGTCGCGTTGGGGCGGAAGAACTACCTCTTCGCCGGCGCCGACAGCGGTGGAGACCGGGCAGCGGCGATGTACTCAATCGTGCAGACGGCGAAGATGAACGACCTCGACCCTGAGGGCTATCTCCGCGACACGCTCGCCAGGATCGCCGAGGGCCACCCGATCAGCCGGATCGACGAGCTGATGCCGTGGGCCGAACCGACGCCCGGAGCCACCTGAGAGATGGTAGCCGGGATCACGATCGAACTGACGGGCTCGAACAACACCGGGATCTGCGATTGCTGTGGTCGCAGCAGCCGCTGTGTCTGGGGCTGCGCCTACGCCGACGGCCGGTGCTTGGCCGCCTACTACGTTCACTGGACTCTCGGGCATATCCCCGATCGAGGGGCCAACATCGACCTGATCCTCGGAGAATGGGGGGAGGCGGCAATGGCCGAGCGTCGTAGCGGGCTGGCCTTGGCTTATAGACTGATGGATACCGGCCCATCGATGATGGTGATCGACGCCAACGCAAGGCCCTTCTCCCGGAGTCCTCTCATTGGCAAGGCGCTGCGTCGCGACGAGGTAATCGGTACCCCGCATGCCCAAGAGGCATTCGCCATTGCCAACGCAGTCCTTGCGCAGGATGAACGTGTCGCCGAGCTAATCGGTCGCTGGAAGATCGACCCCCGAATAACCATCCACGGTCGCGGCCGGACGCTTACTTCGCTGGCAGCAAACCGGAAGCGGCAATCCGTGCCAGTGGCGGGAGGCCACGCGTCGCGCACACCGGCACCTGGGGCGGTCCCGAGGCGCTCGCTCGGCTGCAGGCGCACAATGCCGAGGTACGCCGAGTGCGCGCCCGGATCGAGAAAGTGTTCGGCACGGCGAAACGCTCCTACGGCCTGCGACGCATGCGCTGGCTCGGTCTCGCCAAGGCCGGGCTGCAGGCCCGCCTAACTGCAATCGCCTACAACCAGCGCCGCAGTTGGCGCCTGCTCAGCGTCGCCGCAACATGAACCATCTCGATCGCGAGCGGGCCGGGCGTGAAGCCAGTCCATCCGCGGCAATCGTCGACAGCCAAAGCGTCAAGACGACAGAGGCTGGTGGGCCATGCGGCTATGATGCCGGCAAGAGGGTGAAGGGGCGCAAGCGCCACGCGATGGTCGATACCGATGGTCGCCCGTTGGTGCTCCAGCTGTCCTCCGCCTCGGTGCGGGATCGCGATGGCGCCGTCCTCTTACTGCAGGCGTCACGCCACGGGCCAGCAGAACAGGTCGGATTCGCAGTCCATCCAAGGCGATGGGTCGTCGAACCCGACCTGCCCTGGGATATTCCGGACAATCTCGATGGCGATCCAAGTCGCGTCCCTCACGCGCTTGACGGCATAAGCGGTGTCTGCAAAGGCAAGCTCGAGAAAAGGAAAGCGGTGGCGAGACGCCTTGAGAAGCAGGACAGCTCCGTCCCGATCCTGGATCGAGGCTGGATGGACCAGCAGCGTCAAAGCTCGGCCATCGGTATCGACCATTGCGTGTCGCTTGCGACCCTTGATCTTCTTGCCCGCGTCGTAGCCGCGTGGGCCGCTCACCTCGGTCGTCTTCACGCTTTGGCTGTCGATCACCGCAGCACTCGGGCTGGCCTCGCGCCCAACGCGCTCTCGGTCGAGCATGGCCAGTCGATGATTGACCGACTGCCACACGCCAGCGTCTCGCCAGGCTGCGAGCCAGCCGTACACGGTTTGCCGGGGCGGAAAGCAGGGCGGCAACATGCGCCACGGCACGCCACCGCGCAGGATATAGAAGATGGCGTCGACCAGTTCGCGCAACGGCCAGGCGGGCGGCGCCCTACCGGCGAAGCTGGCGGCAACAGTGGCTCAAGAACTGCCCACTCGGCATCAGTCACGTCACTGGCGAAGCGGAGCCCGTCGCGCATATGCTGCGCCCGGGTGGTTGCGGTCCACATGGCCGGGTTCATCCAACTCGGTCTCGACAACCCGTTGGAACCATCGTCCACCGTGATCACCCAACCCCCATTCCGCTAGCGTTCAGAGACAGACTCTAAGATTGCCATTGCTTTGTTAAGTGAGGGATGGCGAAAATAAGCCTTGCCCAGATACCCCGCTTTGACCTATATATACCGGTAAAATGGCGGAGCCGATTTGGAATGGCGATCGGCCTCACCTGACCTTAAGATTGCTTGGCGTACCCTGCGGCGCACTTCTGAACGCCGAGCGGCAGCTTCTTCGTGGAATTGCGGCTTCTGCTGATGTCGAGCGCGCCCCCTGCCGTCCTCGATGCATCAAACGAAGCACCATTGCGGGGTTCGATCCGCGGCAGTTTGGCCGAATGGACTAAGTCCGCTCTCGGTCCGTTGGATCAAGAACCATCGGCACATCATCAAGTGCTTATTCGCGAACTGGAGGAAATCAGCTCCGGCAGGAATACTCGACTAATAGTACTCATGCCACCCGGATCAGCAAAATCGACTTATGCATCAATCTTGTATCCGGCCTGGTGGTTCACCCAGCACCCGGGGACCTCGGTCATTGCTATCTCACATACGTCAAGTCTAGGTGAGCATTTTGGTGGGCAGGTCCGCAACGTGATCGCAGATCACCGAGTTCGCCTGGGATACAAGCTGCTGCAAGATAGTCGTGCCGCTGGACGCTGGCGGACGAGTTGTCGCGGCGAATATTTTGTCACCGGCGTTCGCGGACCCATCACAGGTCGCCGAGCCGATCTCGCGGTAATTGACGACCCGATTAAATCCGTGGCAGAGGTTACCAATACGCGACTTCGCGACAAACTTTGGAGTTGGTTCCAATCGGAACTTCTTACTCGACTTAAGCCCGGCGGTCGCATCGTGCTCGTGATGACCCGATGGCACGAAGATGACTTCGGAGGGCGCCTCCAGGCATATGATCGCACCGAATGGCGTATCATCCGGCTGGCCGGGCTTGCCGAGAGCGATGACCCCACTGGTCGACGCCTCGGAGCCCCGATATGGCCTCAATGGGAGGACGTAACTGGTTTGCTCAGGAGACGTGCGTCGGTAGGGGAGCGAGTTTGGTACACGATGTACCAGCAGTCCCCTGGAACCATCGAAGGAGGCCTGTTCCGCTGCGAGCGTATCGACATCTTGAACGACCTACCCGAAGTTGAGAACGGTCGCATTGTCCGTGCCTGGGATCTCGCCTCCACCGCGGCCAGCTGCGGTGCTGATCCGGACTGGACCGTCGGACTGAAGCTCTTGGCCACTCGTACTGGTCGCTACCTCGTGTTGGATATCATCCGGTTGCGTGGCAGCCCACATGAGGTCGTGGAAACTGTAATCTCGACGGCTCGGCGAGATGGTCCGTCGGTGACGATCGGTCTACCAGAAGACCCCGGCCAAGCAGGGAAGACGCAGGTCGCTTATCTTTGTGGGCTTCTGGCCGGATATTATGTCACAGCATCCCGGGAGACCGGCTCCAAAATGACGCGCGCTATGCCAATCGCTTCACAGATTGAAGCCCGCAACTTGGCAATCATTCGGAGCAAATGGAATCATGCATTTCTCGATGAACTAAGCGATTTTCCAGACGGTCGCAAGGACGATCAGGTCGATGCCTTGTCACGAGCCTTTTCGACTCTGACTCAGACCGGCGCGGCCTCTCGTCGCCTAAACACGACGCACCTAGCGCGTTAGTCGACAGGTACGTCGGCCTTCCACATTCGGCTCGCCGCGGGGAACCCGATGTTCGATACGATTTGTGACTTCATACCAAGAGACTCCGACTATTCGCCGCGAGCGCGTGCACTCGATATACTTCAGCGTGTGCTGAATGGCACGATCTATGATGTTTTGCCGTACCAATTTCATCAGGAGCGCACCAGCGGCGGGGAGTACATTCCACTACGTAATCGGCGCCCGAGCGTCCGGTACGCTTTGTGCCGCGTTGTCGTCGAAGACAGTGTATCATTGCTGTTCAGTGAAGGGCATTTTCCAACGATCGACTGCCCGGACCGGGCCGTAGCGGCATTCCTTGCAAATGTCGCCAAAGAGACTCACCTCAATCAGGTGATGATAGATGCTGCGATTCGGGGCTCGATCGGTTCAGTGGCCATTTCATTACGCCTTCTTCGCGGTCGCGCGTTCCTTGATGTCTTGAACACGGCCTTTCTTACGCCCGCTTGGGACATCGAGGCACCCGACACACTAGTCCGTGTGACCGAAAAATACAAGGTTTCCGGACAAGTGCTTGCCACAAGCGGATACGACATCGCCGATGTCGCACGCGATTATTGGTTCACAAGGTGCTGGGATACGCAAGACGAGACATGGTTCCTTCCCAACCCGGTCGACGGGCCCGCAGAATCGCAAATTGACCCATCCCGAAGCGTTCACCACGGCCTCGGTTTCGTTCCGCTCGTTTGGATTCGAAACTTGCCAGGCCCTTCCGCAAGTGGTGACCCAAACGACGGCGCATGCACATTTCGAGCGGCGATAGAAACACAAATTGAGATCGACTATCAGCTTAGCCAGGCCGGACGAGGGTTAAAGTACAGCAGCGACCCGACCTTGCTGATCAAGGAACCCGCAACGACGGACTCGGAAATCGTTAAGGGAGCTGGCAATGCCCTCGTGGTCAGCGAGAAGGGCGACGCCAAATTGCTAGAAATAGGAGGAACTGCCTCCTCTGCCGTGATTGACTATGTACGAGTGCTGCGTGAAATGGCTCTTGAAAGTGTACACGGCAATCGAGCGAGCGCAGATCGGTTGACAGCTGCGCAGTCCGGTCGCGCCCTGGAGCTGTTAAACCAGGGACTCATCTGGCTTGCCGACAATTTACGGATCAGTTACGGCGAGGGCGCCTTGCTTCAGCTCGCTGGGATGATCCTTCGGGCAATGCAGCTTTACCCTTTGAATGTGATGGGCGCGCAGGCATCAGGCCTGGATCCCACCGCGCGACTTTCGCTAAATTGGCCGCGTTGGTATGCCCCAACTTCTGACGATCGCCAAAAGGATGCCCAAACACTATCAACCCTAGTTGCCGCAGGTCTGATCAGTCGAGAGGCTGCTGTAAAGTCCATAGCTGATACATATGACATTGAAGATGTACCGGCGGAACTTGTCCGAATCGCGACGCATTCATAATTGGTTAAGGAGGTCCGATGCCTAACGATACACCCGCGCCCGATTCAGTACACGATCCGCTTAATGAGCTTCGCGCCCGCGCCGAGCTCCTGGAACGTCAGCTCGCGGAGGTCCAGCAACGTACCGAAGTGCAACTCGTCCGAGCCGAGCTCAAGGCAGAGGCTATTCGGGCCGGTATGGTGGACCTCGATGGATTGAAGCTTGTCGACGCCTCGAGAGTGACTTTGAGTGCACTTGGCGAAGTCGAGGGCGTCCCAGAGTTGATGACACAACTCAAGAAAAATAAACCATGGTTGTTCTCGGCCATGTCACTATCCAGCACAGCGATGCCGCCGCCAGCTCAGGTGCCCCGACAAAAAATGGCGACTGAGATGACCGATGCAGAATATCGCGCCGCACGCGATGTTCTTCTTAGAAATCGACGGTAGTCGCACCCGGGTCGAGTATCTGATTGATCTCACGCCGTTGCATTAGTATATCGAGGAATTTCTTCAGATGGGTATACAGAATTTTCCCGCCTCCCTACAGCCGATCATCCAGCAGGGCTTTCTTGAGCGCGAATTTATGCAGGCACTCCGCTCTCGCCTTAGCTACCGGGCTTGCGCGGATCGCGAGGAGTTCGCGGTCGGCATTGGCGAAACGCTCACCAAAACAAGAGCTGGCCTAAAGCCCAGCGTCACGACGCCTCTGGCGCCGAGTACCAATACGAATTTTGATAACGGTCTGACACCAACGACATGGAGTGTCGAACAGTACACTATTACTATTAATCACTACGCGGCCACGACTGACCTCAACGTAATCACCGACCGCGTTGGCATCGCATCGCAATTCCTTCAAAATGCCTATGTGAATGGCGAGCAAGCTGCTCGCAGTTTGGATGAGTTGGCACGTAATGCGCTATTTAATTCTTATTTCGGCGGCAACACCCGTGTGCGCGTCACGCTAACAACCTCCGGCCCGGCTGTTTCAGTTGATGACATACGCGGATTCCAGACCGCGTATGTGAACGGCGTCCAGCAGCCAGTGAGCGGTTCCAACCCTCTCACCGTTACTATCGGCATCACGGACATATATACCCTCATCGCGGCGGCCGCCGATGCGACCAACGTTTCGACAGCGCCAAATGGGATCTCAGGCGTTCTGACCTTTTCCGGGAACGTTTCCGCGAGCGATGGTACGGCAGGAAATCCGGTGGTATCGGCAAACGCTTCAGTCGTCGTACGCCCTTCGCAGCGCTCTAACACTTCGGCCCTGATTGCGGGCGATACGCTCGCCATGTCCAATCTCCTTGACGCCGTAGCGAAACTACGGCTGAATGCGGTACCCGAGATTGACGGTGCGTATAACTGTTATCTCGACCCCGTATCAGCTCGACAGCTATTTGCGGATCCTGACTTCAAACAATTGTTCCAGGGCGCGACCTCGGCGAACCAGGTATTTCGCAAGGGCATGACAAACGATTTTCTCGGATTGCGATTCATGCCCACGACAGAGGCCTTCGTACAGTCGCATCCGGCTCTCGCTGGCCTGTCAATTCGTCGTCCAATTATTTGTGGTCAAGGCGCCTTAATTGAGGGCACGTTTGCTGGCATGGGGGCCCAGGACGTTGCCCCAGCCGATTCCATTGTCATCCTGGTAGATGGCGTGGCGATGGTTACCCGTGAGCCTATAGATCGACTCCAGCAAATTATTGCCCAGTCGTGGTATTGGATGGGAGGATACTGCACGCCATCCGACACCACTACAAGCCCGACTACCATTCCCACTGCCACCAACGCTACCTTTAAGCGCGCGGTGATGGTTGAACACATCGGTTAACAGGCGGGGTGGAATAGCTATGGCCACAGGATCGGTTACGCCGTTCCGTCCGACCGGAACGGTCTCGGTCAGTGCCGGCACCACCTCAGCCAGTGTTCCGCTGGTTGGGGGCGGTGATTCTATCGTAATCACCAACATCTCTACGTCATTGGCCTATGTTCGGTTCGGCGCGGACCCATCGGTCACAGCGTCTGCTGTCGACATGCCTGTTCTACCGAATAGCCATGTCATGCTGGCGGTGAACAGCCTTATTACGTACGGCGCGGCTGTATTAGCTTCGGGCAGTGGCGCTATCCTTTTTAGCCGCGGCGACGGGTCCTATCTGTGATTCCCCTCTCCGATGCTGAAAAGACGGATGTCCGCCGGTATTGTGGCTATCCGGCGTATGGAGCGGCGCCCGTTGGATTCCAAACATGGCGGTTCTTCCAGGTTTATGGCCTACTCGAATATCGAATGAACAATCTTTCACAGGCCGAGATCGGGATCGTGCGACGACATCTCGTCACGCTGCACGGTCTGGAAGCCGCGGTCCCACGCTCAGGCGAAAATCTTGACACGGATCAGGCGGCAGTTTGGACGCACAACCGTGACGAAACCCGCGATCGCGTGCGGTTGTTTGACAGCTGGTGCCGTCGGCTGTGCGGCTTCCTTGGTGTACCCGCCGGGCCCGCCTTGACCAACGGCGGCATTATCTTGGTGGTCTAAGTGGACGAATCTCACCTCCAAGATCGGATCAGTTGGAGCTTGAACGTTGCCGCACGATCGGTCGGGTTGCGCACAGACGCATATCGGCCTTCAGGTGTCGCGGATCCGCTGCATCCCACTAATCGCTTCCTTCGGCTGCAAGCAGCATTCAGCAACGTCCACGGCGGGTTCGAACGAGCCAATACCTATGATCATCCACTTTGGAACGGCATCTTTGACGCTGCCTATACCCAGGTCGGAGACTATCTGGTGCAGCCGAGCGGTACATGGTTCATCGCCGCCCAGCAATCTCTGATGCCGGTTCTTTGCGTCCGTGCTGACCGGATCGTATCACTTACCCGTCCAGCCGCGCCAATTTCCACTGGCGTCAATGCTTACGGTGGGATCACAGCCGCGACCAATATGCCTCTGCTGACAAACTGGCCGGCTAGCGTCCGATCTGCTTCGGCTGCGGGCGTCCCGCCAGCTGACCTCCCCGGTGACTCGTCGGTGTCACATTGGACGGTACTATTGCCCGCTCACCCTGAGGTCATTGTTCAGTTTTCCGATCTGATGACCGATGACCTCGGACGGAACGCGGTCGTGTCGTCAGCTGAATTGACGGATCTCGGTTGGCGGCTCTCTGTGAGGCAGGCCGCTACCTAATGGCAGACGCATCCGATGTGGAGACCGCACTGGTCGCGCTTTCTTCATCCGCTCTTTATCCAAACGGCATCAATCAGCAAAGCATTCCGGGACCCGACTGTCGCATTTATCGAGGGTGGCCGAACTCGGCTGCGCTCGACGCCGACCTTGCTGCGGGGCGAATCAATATCACAATCTTTCCAATACTCGGTCACGCGCGCACCACAACGCGGTTCACTCAAATCCAATCCGGAAGTTCGGTTTCACCGACTCTCACCGCGTCTGTATCGGGTTCGGCTGTGACGTTTGGAGGCATCGCAGCTCCCGGCCAGGTCGCCGGACTTCTCGTTGGAGGTCCAAGTGGCCAAAGGCACGCGTACCGTACTCGAGTCGGCGATAACCCGGCTCTAGTTGCAGCCAATTTAGCAGCTCTCGCCCGAGCAACAACGATCGTTCAATTGTCGGGAACGACACTAACGATTCCGGGATCCGGTACCTTAATCGCCCGAGTGGTCACCGATGGTTCCGTCCAACAGGAAATCAGACGACAGGAACAGGATTTTCGCGTTACGTGCTGGTGCCCGACCCCGACCTCCAGGGATGCGGCGGCGATCGCCATAGATCTTGCCCTCGCACAGCTAACATTCATCACATTAGCTGACGGTTCGATGGGTAGATTAACCTATTCCGGGACAACAGTATTTGATAGGTCCGAGGATGCGTTACTCTATCGCCGTGATTTATTGTATTGCGTGGAGTATCCGACCGTAATCAACGCATCGCTGCCGGCGATGTTGTTCGGTGGATTGTTGCTAAATACGACGGGTGTCACAGCCTAAGTCTCGGAGAATTTGTGAGCATCCATTTAATTGTGATACGGTCGTTCGGTGACCTCACCCGAGGTGAAGCGGTCACCAATCCCGCACGCATAGCGAAAGTTTTTGGCGGCGAATAGGCACATTCAGTAGTGCGCATTTTGGCCGCGATGTCGAAAGGAAATTGACGTCTATGCCAGTATTTCAACAAGGCACGCTTAACACGACTGCTCTGGTAGTGCCCGATCTTTATGTGCAAATCGTCCCACCACAAAACCTGGTGTTGAATGGTGTTCCGACAAATATTCTCGGTGTGATTGGGACGGCCTCGTGGGGTCCGGTCGGCCAGCCCGTAATTGTAGCTACAATGGCTGATTACGCGGGTAGCTTCGGTTCTGTCATTGCTCGCCAATATGACATGGGGACGCAAGTTGCGACTGCCATACAGCAGGGAGCGCAGAACTTTCGGTGCGTTCGGGTCACCGACGGCACTGATACGGCTGCCCAGGTGGCGGTTCCCAATACAACATTCATGTTCACTGCGTTGTACACCGGTTCGCTAGGAAACCAAGTCCTATTGACGTTGATTCCCGGTTCGCAGGCTAGCACCTGGACCCTGACGGTAGTGCTCCCCGGACTCCAGCCCGAAAGATATAGCAACGTTGGAGGAAGCGGCGCGACATTTTGGGCCGCATTGGCCGCTGCAGTGAACCAGGGACAAGGCCCGCAGCGCGGCCCCTCCCAACTTGTGATCGCCAGCAGTGGTGGCGCTACCGCCACCCCTTCGGGCTTTGCCGTCTCACTCGGAGCCGAAGCCGCGGGATCCGATGGGGCAACAGGAGTTGCCTCGAGCCATCTTGTAGGGTCGGATGTGCTGCCCAGGGCCGGCATGTACGCGCTGCGCGGTCAGGGTTGCGGCATCGCACTTCTTGCCGATGCGGACGATCCAACGCAGTGGACGACACAGGCCGCGTTCGGCCTGCAAGAGGGTATTTACATGATCCTGACGGGACCGCCCGGCGATACAATACAGACCGCGGTCAACGTCAAATCGCAAGCCGGCCTCGATAGCTATGCGGCCAAGCTCATGTTCGGCGACTGGCTATGGTGGTCAGACCAAGTCAATAATGTGGTTCGTTTGATCTCGCCACAAGGCTTCGCGGCGGGCCGTCTGGCGAACCTTTCTCCGGAGCAATCCAGCCTCAACAAGCCGATCTATAGCGTCGTCGGCAGTCAGAAATCGGGGACCCCTGGCTCAGGGCAGGCAACTGTCTATTCGTCAGCCGATCTTTCGATTTTAATTGAGGCCGGCATCGATGTCATCTGCAATCCCCAGCCTGGCGGTACCTATTGGGGCGTGCGCGCTGGTCATAATTCGTCCTCAAATATTTCCGTCAACGGGGACAATTATACTCGTCTTACCAACTACATCGCGGCTACCTTGGCCGCGGGAATGGGACAGTTCGTGGGACAGCTGGTTAACACTGCTTTATTCCGCCAAATCCGTGCAACACAACTTGCTTTTCTCCAGAATATGTTCAATCAAGGCATTCTTGGTAGCACGGACGGGAGTCTTCCCTTCAGTGTGATTTGCGACACCTCGAACAATCCGGTTAGTCAAACTAGCCTTGGCTATGTGCAATCCGATGCCCAAGTCCAGTACCAGTCTATTAACGAAATGTTTATCGTCAATATCGAGGGCGGTCAGACTGTGGCAGTATCCGTCCAGACGCTTCCCAGCGGGCAACCGGCTTAAGGAGAACTCAACGTGGCGCTTACTAATTTTTCCGTTGGCGTTGATACACAGCTGGTCGTTCTGGGGCCCACCGGGCGAGTGGATCTCACCTATGTCACCGGATTTGAAGCACGTCAGCTGACGCACTCGGTACGAGTGGACCGACTCGACGGTACTCAGATGGGCGCCGAGCTCCCGAAGGGATGGGAAGGCACCTTTGAGATCGAAAGAGGTGACTCTAGCGTCGATGACTTTATAGCTGCTGCTGAGCAGCAATACTATAATGGTAGCACCGTACCGGCTGGATCGATGTATCAGTATGTCTCCGAGACGGACGGATCTACCTCGACTTATCTATATGACGGAGTGACGTTCAAGCTAGCCAGTGCCGGCCTGTGGAAAGGCGACAGTGGAGTCAAACAGAAATTAGAGTTCTTTGCTGCTCGGCGGATGCGGATCTAATGAGCCCCTCAGCCACGATCATCTCGAGCGCCTCCGCCGCCCCGACTGTGACCGATAGACTAGGTCGCCGATTGACGCTGCGCCGCATGACCTCTCTCGACAAACTCCGGTTGTTTAAGGCCGCAGGCTCTACCCTTGCGCATAATCAGCCGTGGCTTGGCATGGCGATGCTCGCCTGCTCGGTGGCCGAAGTCGACAACGTACCCGTACCAACGCCGACTAATGAGCAGCAGATCGAATCGATGGTAGCGCGATTGGGCGACTTAGGGATTGCCGCAGTCGCCGAAGCCCTTAGTAGGGAACCCGAGGTCACCCAGTCGGACGCAATGGCCGCCGCGGGAAACTGAGCAGGCACCCTGATCTGATTGACTGCCTGTTCCTGGTCAGGAACGGGGTGCCATTCGACGTAGCTTTCAGTCTCCCGGCTGACGAGCGGCTCGCGTGGGTCGTGGTAATCGGCACGATGGACGGTCGTGAATTCGATTGGCACACCCAACGCTGGAAGGAATGACGGTGATTTCGATTGATGGTCTACAGGCGGTTGTCAAGCAGTTGTCGCATTTTGATGTTGAACGCATGCGAACGGAGATGTTACGGCAGGGAGCGCACGATATCGAAGCGACCCTCAGGGTGCTAGTGGCGTCCCCCGCTGAGCCGGGCGACACGCGTCGGCCTCGTGGCGCGGTCGCGACTTCGAGGGCTATATCGCATCGCATTAATGGGCACTTCGCAGCACTCGGCGCGGTCAGTTCAGTTGCATTAATGACGGAGCTCGGGATTACCGCGAAACCCCCCGAACCCTTTCCGCGGGCCGCTGTACGTCAGTCTGGGCCGGTAGTAGCTGAGGGCATCGGAAATATGTTCGTCCAAAGGGTTTCAGAGATCCAGAATGATTGATGCGTATACAATCGGTATCACTCTCGCTCTCGACAACGGAGTATCGGAAGGATTAAAGATCATCCGCCGCGACCTTATCGGATTGAATGATGTTGTCGAGGACAGCAGCGCGGGCCTGAAGCTCTTGACGCGCACCGCCGCCGGGTTGCAGATCCGTCCCAGCATTACGCATTCGACTAACAGCGGCTCAACCGCGCCGGTGTGCAGGCATAGTGACGAGGCCAACTCTGTCCCCTCAGGTTCTTCCTCCTTAGACCCCGGTGTATTTGCCCCGAGCCAATCGGATCCATTTGTCGCGGCCAACGCTCTTCTATCCATACTGTTTCCGACGGTATTCAAGTCCATCGAGGATGTTGGGGCGATCCCCACAACTCGTCTCGGTACGACATCGGAAAGGTCTCACTCATCTGTGCCTGATTTGCCGAGCACCAAACCAGCAGTTAGTCACGAGTGGAATCATGGTATGACAAACAATGAATTCACTCCAGCCCTCTTTTCACTGCAAATGCCTCTTTTTACGTCAGATCCTGCAGTACCCGCAGATGGATCAGCCGATCGCTTTCCTTTCAGTTCAACCGCACTACCGCTACCTCGCGGCACAAATAGAGTTTCGGGTCGGCCGCTGCCCGAGCAGCCCGCCATTGCAGTGTCTCTAGCTTACGAAGGCTCCCCCCCGCACTCTAGGCATCGGCGATCCGTTGGACCGCAAATGGATCACCCGCATGCCTCCCATACAGCCTCGCACGAGGTGACAGCCTGGACGCACCCTCCGAGCGTCGATCCGACGTTTCCGTCGGCGACCCCACCGCCGGCTTTATCGCCATCAAGTGTGTCGCAGGGGGACGTTTACGTCGATGGCTCGCGGCTCGGACGATGGATGACCACCCATCTAGCCAAGGCAGCCGAGCTGCCTCGGGCAGCTACCACTGGGTTCGACCCTCGTATGACCCCCACCTGGCCCGGAGCGCCGGTGAGCGCCTGAATGTCTGTCCGGGAACAAGTTGAATCTCTAGAATCAGTTGGCGTGCGGACCGTGAACCCGTTGAATCTCTTGTGATTCTCTGCCCGACACTGATTCGCGAGGTGCCGGATGTGGACGCCAGAGAACCGCCGCCGCTACGACCGTAGTGGGCTACGCTATGAGAGTGATCTGACCAACGATGAATGGGCCGAAGTCGCGCCACTGATCCCTCCCGCCAAACCGGGCGGCAACAAGCGTTCGGTGGACATCCGCGAGGTGGTGAACGGCTTGATGTACATCCTCAGCACTGGATGCCAGTGGCGAGCGATCCCGAAGGACCTCGCACCACGGTGTATGATTACATGGGCCGCTGGAACTGGGACGGGACACTCGAACGGATCCACCATGCGCTCTACGTGAAGTGTCGAGAACAGGCTTTGCGAGACGTCAGCCCGACGGCGGCGGTAATAGACAGCCAGAGCGTCAAAAG